CTTATTTGCAATTCATGTGTATCACCTTCTAATACATTGTTAACATCCAAAAATCCATTAGCAGCATCACCTGTTATATAAATCCATTCATCTTCTTTATCAGGGCAACGATGTCGAACTTTAACAGCATCACAATCTGGCGTAAAAAAGTTAATACGCATTATTGGTACAGTACGTCCATTAAGAGAAACTAATACTGTCTCATCAGATACTATAGATGTTATTTGTGGTGGTTCTGGTATATTATGTTTCGGAATATATGGTTGTGTTATATTTGAATTAAAATCTGGAATCTCTTGTGTATCAACATCAAAAATATCTGGTGAATAATCAACTGCATTTATTATAGCAGTCATATCAGCACCAGGTGTGATCGACGTAACTATAAGTTCGGCAGTTTCTTGTGCTGTTTCGCCAAACATAAACAGATCGTCCGCTGACGGGACATCTCCTTCACCAGACAATATTATTGTTGTCGTAGCTTCACTATCTGTTACAACGTCACGTGTGTGTGAAACACCAGTGTTATCCCGCCAACGCAGTGTATATGTAATGTCCTCTTGCATAGGACACAATTCATCAACAGTTATCGTTTGCCCATCAACACTTTTGACACGCCCACTTGATATTCCCCAATATGTTACATCATGGCTTACTCGTATCAGATCACCACGAGTACAAACAATATGTTCCATATCGGCACTAAACTCGTAGCGCTCAGGCCGTAATTTTGCAACAGCCATGTGATAACGCGCAAGACTATAAACTTGATCAGGATTTGTGACACCTTTTAGTTCAAGCCCTTCATAAAGGGTCGCGTTTTTGTTATTATAGCCATCATTAAAAACAATATACTCGTCAGTCTGGTAGTTCTTTCTTTCGTTGATAAATGTGACACGAAATGCATGTGGTATTTCAGGTAAAATTTTTGTACTTGAAAATCCCCATGAATTCCTGGGTGTGAAATGCTGTATTACATTGTTTCTTGGTTCATCAATTACAACCGACCATTGCCCGTCTGGTCGTGATACAGATGCACGGCCTGCGGATGTTATTGCGCGTAGTATATTAAAAACACTGTCTTGTGTATCGAGTACGTGGTTAAATTCAAAGTTATGTTCTTCACAAAACTCATGCCAATAGGCAAGCTGTTCAAGGTCTATTTGATCATCAGGAACTGGCTTTGCATTTGCAGGATGTTGTAGAACATGTCTGAAAAGCGATGCAGGATTAGACGTTGCCGCAAGTTCCCATTCTGATGTTGTTTTATTCCAATCAAGGCAATAAGACTGACATACAGTGTTAAAATCGCTTATCGTGTTATTAAGCTGATCCGTAGCTTTTACGTATATATTAACTATATCAAGTGGCTTTGGAAATTTAATTGGAGATACTTTAGAAACAGCGCGTAATGTTCCCCAGTAACATTTGTCAAGAATTTGCGTTGATGTAGTATCAGCAGTTGTTCTGCAAACCCGAACGTCATATAAGCCCTTTTCTGGAAGGTTTATTGTATATGTTCTGCGAAGAGCTTTTGCTGTGGCAGCGTAAAAACTTGCAGATACAAGTTTACAGTAACCAGGGTTTATCCTTATTGTATATCTATAATAAAATGTGAATCCATGTCTTTCTTTATCTGGTGGACTTACATAAACACCAAAGCCTGAGTTTATCCTGCTGTCATTTGCATAAACAACACTACTTCCTATATCGTCATCACCATATAATCTTATATATGCTATAGGTATATTATTACCAGATACTGTTATATAAGAACTAGCATTATCAGCACTTTTTTTATATGTTATATATCCTTGTGGTGTTATATAGTATGTTACCCAATAATACTTATATACTCCAACTCGTTTAGCTGTACCACCAATAATACGTGTTACTTCACTTGATGTTGCAGGCACATCAAAGTTATCTGATCTACCTTCTATATAGCTATTGCCAGCTTCAAGCGTTTTCCAAGCACCAGTCCCTTTTGGTGCATACTGCATTGATATATTAACACGCCTTTTTACACGTTTGCCGTTATCATCATATCTACACAAACCTTGAGGAAAAGAAATATCAACTGATAACTGATCGCATTCTTGCGGTGTAGTACGTATCTGCCATCCTGATGCTTGAGTAAGTAAAACAGATAATGCAAGTTCTTTCACATCGTTTTTATAGTTCTTAAATGTACTAGAACTGTCACAATATGAATCTCTTTCTATTTCAATTTCGTCATAATAAGATGCTTTTGTCTCGCCTATATAATAGTCGCCAGCAAGGACCATAGGAGAATATCCTAAAACGAAAAGCTGACTTACATATTGTTGGTTATTTACAATCTTTGACGCTGGCAATGCTGCTTGTGGTGGAACGACACGATGGCATCCAAGGACAACAGGAATAACGCCAAAAAGATCAATGGCGTTTGTTGCTCCTTCTATAGAATAGACTTCACTTTCAGACGGATTTGTTCCGCGCGTGCTAGCCGGAAGAGAAGGCGTATTTATAGGACATATAGCATTTACTGCGAGCATTCCTGCCGTAGTAACTGCCGCAGCAGCAATGCCACCCCAAGTAGTACCACCTAAACCTAAAAATGTTCCACCATTTGCAAACATAGCCATGCTTGCAACACCGTTACTAACAATAATAGCAGTGATAATAACAGCTATTGTCAAAACTGTTCGAAGTGGATTCTTTCCTCCACCGCCTCCACCGCCTTGAGGAACTATTTTGTAAGTTACAATTTCGTTAGCTTTCGGATATGTTGTTTTCCAAAACTTTTCATCAATGTATGTGTCACCTATAAATGCATGGCCGCATGACCGTAATGCATGAGGAACGTTAAAATTGTCTAATCCTTCATGTACAATATCATAAAGACTCGTTCCTACAGAAGCAACTGTATCAATGCGTGTTTGCTTTAACGGATGTGGGCATCCATGTACTTGTATGAGATCATTCATATTTATAGTAACCCTCTATTCGGTGTGCCCAACATGAACGTGAAATTTTTTCAATGGTCGTTCCAATACCTTTTGATGTATGTAGCATAAAACCATCTTTGGTGTAAATGCCTATATGACAAGGCGTTTTGTAAATATTAAATAATACTAAATTTCCTTCTTTTAACATATCTTTACGGATAAAATACCAATGTTCCATATTTCCACGTATAGCTTTGCTTACGCTAGATGTTGCATGTGGATCATCGTATGTGCTGATATATGTAGGAAGGATTATATTATAAATGTTTTTATACACAAGATAAACTAAACCCCAACAGTCACACCCAGTGGTGTCACGGCCCTTTGGCTTAAAAGGTATATCAATGTAATTGTTCCACCACATTAGAATAACCCTGGAAAATATGCTGGTGTAAAAGTTCCACTAGGAAAAGGCTCTTTGTCCATTAGGTCTATAGAAAGATCACCTGAAATTACCATTGAATCGTATGTAATTGAATCAAGACGAAAGTTAGGAAACGTAACCTCAACGGTATCAGGATGAGAAAACATTACAACTTTCATTGTAATATAAGGGGCCGTTTGAATTGTACGGATTGTTGTTACTAGATGACGAGATACATTATCTATTGATATTTGTGTTGTTGGAGCAGCATCGTCGATGTCATTTGGGAGATTTATATTAAACGGCATGAAAACATAATCTATTCCATTAGATACTGTTCCATATATAACTTCGTCGATAGATGCAGATATTCTCTGCGTGGCATCTGATGAAATATATATTTTTTCTGTTAGCGTCTCATGTGATATTTCAAGAAGAATGATCGGATAATCACCAGTTTCCGACGCATAAAACGCTTTAAGCGCCTCAGATGATAAAGTCCTACTCATGGAAGCACCTCAAATGTTAACGTAACGTGCCATTGTCCGGGACACGCTTGTGATATAGCCATATTCTGTGACGTCACGATACGGCACTCTATAGATGTACCATCGCTAGGCAGGTTAAAAGTAAATCGTAAAGCTCCGTGCATTAATACATCAGAGAAGAAAGTCTTGAATGTTGCAAGCTGTGTTTGTGTAAAAGAAAATGTAGCTGAAAATGTCCAAGGCATTGAAATAGAACGTCTGCGTACCTTTGCAGGTCCAGCAGACATAGGCGATCTGATTAAATTATCTGGAATATTTTCAGCATAACCATTAACAAGCGGTGATGTTGGTAATGTCAAAGGCCATATTAACTCTGCCATATTATCTCCTTAATAGTTTTGGAGAGACACTATATTGAGATTTCATCGCACGGGCAGTTCCAGAACCGGCGCGTTTTATATTTTTAGCATTTATTTCGTCTATTATAATATCAATACGTTTTCCACCCTGTGGGTCTTCAGATACTTGTGCATTAGCTTTTGTTTCAGGTGCATTGTTATTCACGACGATTGATATATTACCACCCGTTGATTCAACGCCTAGACGCCCGTTTGCGCCCCGCGTAAGGGGCATAACAGCTTCGGGTCCGGCCTCGGCAAATACGCCGCCCTGTGCGAACGTGAAGAGTTTTGGCGAGGTCTGCACGGTATTCGCATATGCATGAAGGGACGGGCTTTGGAAAACACCTCCGTTTGCTTGTGGCATCGGACCAGCAGCCCCTACAGCACTTACATTTCCATACCAAGCATTTGCCATAGATTGTCCAAATGAACCGAATAAGTCGCCAAGACCAGAAGCAAGTGGCTGTGTAATAGAAGCCTGTATCTGCATCCTAAGCATATCCCGGATAATGCT